AAATACTAGATCTCTGTGGTGTGGGTGCAAACCCTGCCAAATCTATACCTGCCCCGACTATTCCTGCTTTTGAGTTTGCTAAGCGAACTTCATTAAGCGGTGAAGATGTCTCAGGGTTATCATGGAATGAGTTCCTTAAAGGAGACTCATTACCCGGAAAAGTTGGACTAATCTTGCGATTAGCTCTTAGACGATTCCAGCTATCACGAACTGCAATTGCAGCCGTGTTAGCCCGTGGAAGTCATGATATGGCCAAACCTCTTAAGGCTGGCGCACATCACGCGCTTTTAGCTATTTTAGGATCGTTAACCAAAGAGGATAACAAATCGCTAGAATATGCAATTAGTGTGCTGATAGATCCTCATAATGAGGAGGATGTTATAGAGCCCAAAAAGGCTTCTATACCACTGCATCAGACTATGCAAAGCGTGGTCGAAATGCTGAAAGGTGAATCTTACACCATTCTCGAATCTACGTTATCAGAATTTGATACGAGATTAGAGTTGGCGAAAGAGGAGCTGATCCCTTATATGAGTGAAACTGCCTATTTGAAGGCTTTAGCTATCACTAAACAAGTGGTATCAACATATGATGCAAAGATAGACGAATTTGCCTTTACATTATTGGACTTGTCAAAAGTCCCTAATAATAATGTTATGTTAGCGCAACGTCGTAGTATAGCGGAAGATATCTTGTTAAGAGATACTGACCCACAAGATCGTTTAGACGAACTTGAAGATCGGCTATACAAAGCAGCCAAATATGGTATGCCTATCTTAGAAGCAGTTAAGATATATAAAGACTCTACGGCTTATGCCATGAGCTTTAAATTTAACGAAGCTCCTAGACGTACTATACCATGTGAAAATTGGTTAGTACTGCTTGCAGCTAAAGCTGGGATGCCTGGAGTACGTTGGTGGGACGCGCCTGCTGCTTTTGCAGGTTATGCGAACTACGAGTAACTCGTGAGCAACAGCTTGACTAGACTTATAGTCCAGACTCTTCTTTTCATATTTAGGCGGAATTAAGTTGTGCACTTTCTTCTGTCCTGAACTTGACTCTTCTCTAGTATAGAAAAGGGTAAATTCGATGGACCCTATGCTTGGTAACATAGGTGAAGCTTAGCTTAAACATTGAATTCCTACTCAGGAAAGCGCGGGATCCCTAATACTTTATTCTCTTACCAAAAGAGTAAATAAAGGAATGGAGAAAGCGCCTCTTTCACT